TAAAATGCAGACATTAGAAAATCCAAATGGTGTTTCTAAGCTATTTGATACAGACCCACAAACACCTATTAATCGCTCTACACCTTTTGAAAAAATACCTGATGTGTTGCAAAAGCTTCCAACAGACCAATTTAGCACAGTTGTAAAAACTCTGCAAAATGTACCTGATGAAATTAAGCCAGCAGCACAGCAAGCATTAGCAGAAATTAAAGCGCACATGTCTAATCGTCTTTTAGACGTGGGCACTAAATACGCTTCTAAATGGAACGATAAAGGTGTTAGTCAAGAGATAGCAAACAATTCTGCTAAATACCCTCAAATCTTTTCACCTGAAGAGCTTGGCAATATTTCTGATTTACAAAAAGCTGGTGATATTTTAAAAGTAGATTCTAGCTACCCTGGGGCTGCTGCCCAATTTCAAATTCAGAATAAACAGGGGCTTGGTTCTAGATGGCTAACCAAAGGCACTACTTTTGCTGGAGGCGGGCTAGGCTCTGTTATTGCTGGTCCTATTGGTGGCTCTGCTGGGGCTGCTACTGGTCAGGCTATCGGTTCTGGGCTAACTAAATATTTAGGAGAAACTAAAGCTTTGAATAATTTCACTAAAAAGACAACTAAGCTTTCTGACTTAATTTTACAAGATAAACAAGAGCCTAAATAATGACATTAGCCCTTACACCAAATCCTGAATTACGTGTTTACGATAATGCGGGTAATTTAGCAATCAATGGTAGCGTTTATACTTACGCTGCTGGCACTACAACACCACAAGCTGCATATACAGATTCTACTGGAGCAACACAATTATCTAATCCAGTAGTTTTAAACAGCAGGGGGGAGGCTTCAATTTGGCTTTCTCCTGGGGTAGCCTACAAACTTGTAGCATACGATCAATCTGGTAATTTGTTGTGGTCTCAAGATAATGTGTATGGCCCAACTTCTGGGGCTTTGGGGAATCTAACTGGAGGCTTTTCATTAGGGGCTGGGACTACCACATTTTTAAATGCTTCCCAGACAGGCAACATAGTCCAGATGAACGGTGGTACTCTATACCTCCCTAATAGTGCCACTTTACAAAATGGTGCTACTTTTTATATTTGGTCTGGAAACCCTAGTAGCTTAATTGTGTGCCAGGGTTCTGATAAAATATATCAAGGTGGTTTAGGCAGTGTAACTCTTAACAGTGGCGATTTTATTACTCTAACACTTGAAACTGCAAACACATGGGTTGTATTATCTGGCAGCACTTCATTGGGTAATACTGCTGCTTTTGGTTCTAGCCTAGCTGGTGCGGGTTATCAAAAATTCCCTGGAGGATTAATTATCCAATGGGGCAATATTATAGTGTCCACACTCACTGCTATTACCTTCCCTGTAGCTTTTCCCTCTTCGGTATTTTCTATGACAATCTCTAATGGCGGTAACGGAACACCCTCTAATTGCACCCTAGACACTACCGCACTGAGTTTAACGGGTACAACTGCTTCATCATTTACTGGCTCAACAGGAGCAGCTTCTACTAGAAGTTGTTTTTGGATAGCTGTTGGAAAATAATAACTATGACTATCCTATATTCCCCTCAAAAACACGGTTTTTATTTTACTGATGACAGTAACGCGCCTAGTGATGCTTTTGCAGTATCTGACCAAGATCACTTAATCGCAATTAATCTTCCCCCAGGCAGCACTTATTCTTTTACACCTGATGGTGTTTTAACCGTATCTCAACCCACTGCTGCTTATGTTCTTTCGCAAGCGATAGCGGCTAAATTAGAAGAAATTAACAGTGACTTTTTCTACGCTAATTCACTTCCTATTTCGTATTTAGGTGCTATGTTTCAAACAGATTCTGATAGCCAAGCTTTAATTTCTAATGTCATTACTGCGTCAGGTGGGCAGCTTCCTACTTCGTTTGCTTGGTACGATGTAAGCAACAATCCAGTGCCCATGTCTTTTGCTCAATTACAAGGTCTAGCTCAAGCAATTCTATTGCGTGGACAAGGGTTATTTTCTAATAAGCAAGCTAAAAAAGCTGCTGCTAGAAATGCCCCTGATTTATCAACCCTTTCAACTATCGTTTTCTAATTATGCTAATTTGTTTAATCATCACTTTAGTTGCAGGTGCTATTGCTGGAGGTTGGCTACACGCTTTTGCTGTTGCGTTTGATATGTTCGTACAAGCTCTTATCTGGGACAGCGCCACGGGCGTTACAATCAGTTCTAGAGCTGGTTTGGCTGCACGTAATGGGAAGCCTTTAGGTGCTAAGATTGTTAATGCAATTATGCTTAATAGAAACCACTGTGAAGAAGCCATACAAGCGGATATTGATAGAGCACATGCAGCCTTAGTAATTTTGGGGGCTAATAAATGAATTGGGAGGATTTTAAAACCATGTTAGATGGCAGCTCCGCAGTAGCTCTAATACTGTTTATGATTGATAAGCTGCCTTATGAAGCCTCGTTAGTGGCTTCTCTTTGGGTGTTCTTACGTGTGTATGATTATATCCGATACGTAAGACCTAAATTGATTAGGGAGGCACATGCAAATCCAAGTGACCCGACAGACATTTACTGATGATTCTACAGAGGGGGTTTTAACTGTAGATGGTGTATTTGAATGTTATACACTAGAACCAACTACACGACCAGATGAAAGTGAGAAAGTGTTTGGTAAAACTGCTATTCCGTTAGGGATTTACCCAGTATCTATTTCTTACTCAGGTCATTTTCAACGTGATATGCCCTTAGTAAATAATGTGCCTAACTTCTCTGAAATTAGAATTCATCCTGGTAATTTTCCTGCTAATACTGAGGGCTGTTGTTTAGTAGGTGAGGTTCAAGGTAAAGATCAAATTTATAAATCAGTGGCTGCATTTGAGCCTCTATTTACTAAAATTAAAAATGCTATTTCTAGAGGTGATAGCGTGACAATAGAATATAAAAAGGCTTAATTATGGATTTAAAATCGTTCGGTGAAGAGCTAGCTAAAATTGGCTTGCCTTTACTTGGGGCTATTCTCCCCATCCCTGGGGGCACGGCTCTTGGTACAGCTTTAGCTGCTGCTATTAATAGCCCCACAGCTAAGCCTGAGGACATTCTAGCTACATTAACTGCTAGCGGTGATGCTATTGAAAAGGCTAAAGAATTCCAGTTGCAAAATACTACTGATATGCTGAAGCTTCATTTAGATTACGCTCAGAGCATTTACACCCAAGAAGTTGTAGATAGGGGTAGTGCTCGTACAATGCAAGTATCTACTAAATCTTTAACGCTGCCTATTTTGGCTTACACAATCGTAGGTAGTTTTGTAGCGTTAGTGGCTGGTACATTGTTAGGGTATAGTCACGTAGATAGTGCCCTTGCTGGTACGCTAGTTGGCTACCTCTCTGCTAAATGTGAGCAAGTGATTTCTTTCTATTTTGGTAGCTCCCACGGTAGCCAAGAAAAAGATATTTTACTGGCTAACAGTACACCTGCTAAATAAGGAAAGCTATGTTAATTAATAACATGATGGGGCAGTATGCGGGTATGCAGCACAATCCTATGCCTAATTGCCCACACTGTAATCAGCCTATGCCTAGCCAGTCAATGCCTGCTTCTGTTGACCCTTCTAGGCCAGGTGTTATCCCTCAACCTATGGTACAAGCAACTCCTCAAGCAATGTCTAGATTCTCAGGCACACCTATCAATAACATGGCAATGTTTAGATAGCAAAAACCCCCAGTCTATTTCTAGATGTGGGGGTTTTATTTTACCTATTTAAATTTCTTATTCAAATAGTTTAAAGACACTGGCATTAAATCGAATTCACCGTTATTAACCTCATGTAGAATTAACGCACCTCTCCAATGGTTGTTACCTTGCTTGCCTAAATAATCCTCATTATGCTCGTAACAAGAGCCAGCAATAATAGAAGTGAGGCGATGCCCATCCCCACGATAAGCAGTAGCAATTTGTAACCCTTGCTGATGTCCTGAAATACAGCTAGCGTGTTGCTTTGCAAGTTGTGCATTAGCCGTAGCAGCCGCCCTGCCAGCAAGTCCAGTAGGGAAGTAGTGACTATATAGGATATTATCAATATTAACGACCTCAAGAAAAGGGTACACTTCCCAACCCATTGCCTCATAATTTAAATCCTTAACAGAGATTAATCCATCCAGTTTTGCATCGTTATTAATAGCCCTATTAATGCGGTCTTCATGGTTGCCCAAAGTTAGTACAAAACGTGGATTGTATTGCTTTTTTTTATTAGCTATACAGGCTGCTTGGTATTCACGTATGGGCTGCATAAACGTTTGCATTGCCAGCTTAGTTGCTTCTACATCTAAATAATACCGCCTTCCCTCAAAGCATTTCTTACCTGCGTCATAAGAGCTGAGGCTGGGCATGTCTGCAAAGTCACCAATGCACACAATAACATCTGGGCGTTTCTTAACAACAAATTGTCCTAGCTTACGTAAGAAGTCAAAGCTATTACCGTGCTTTGCTTGCACATCGGGTAGTACAAAATGTTTAGTCATTAAATGCGATTCCCTAAAGGGTAATTAGGGAGGGTTCCAGACGCTATTCCACAAGTACCCGATTGCGTAGGGCGAGTGGCAAACGTATGCGGGCTAGCTGCTTTTTCGGTATCTATTAATTTTTCTAGATAGTGCATAGCTTTATGCAAATCCTCTACACCCCCCTTATCTCTCCATCGTGAAACGTATTTGATAATGTTCCCTTCTAAATACGGGATGTTATTAGATGCAATGTAGTCCCATGTTTGAATAGCTTTATTTTTATAATGCTGCCCTGCCACTTGCTTATCGTTTGCACTCATAATTTAAACCCTCTTTCAAGCATTTGTTGTTTGAATTTTTCGCTTACATCTAGACGATTGTGCTCAGGAATTAAGTTGAAATAATTCACTACTAAATCATGCCCACGCATGTTAATTTTTTTAGTTTTCTTGTCTAGATTGGATTCGATAATATTACAAAGGATTACGGCACGATTGCGATTTTTTAACTCAACGTCCGCAATATCATTAAACAAAGAAAAACCTTTATATTCATTTTTATTTTGCATTTCTTTTTCTTTCGGTTGCAATACCCTTTTCTGTGGCTGTCTTCATTTTATGGCACTCTGTACATAAAACTTGCAGCTTCTCTTTTTCGCAATACATGTTCTCAATAACATCTGTCCAGTTAGTAAATCCTAATGAGGGATTGATAATTGGTTCGATATGATCTACTTGAACATCTTTTGCGGGAAACTCTTTTAAGCATTTATTGCATCTAAAGTGCTTTGCTTGCCTCCCTGTTTTTATGTTAGTTTTTACCCCAGTACATGATTCATTTAATGTCGTGTATTTAGGTTCCCATCTCCTACTTCCAGACCTAAGAATTGATTTAATAAAGCTATTAAATCTGGCCTCTGTCCATTTCCCTCCGTTATATTTACGCAATTTCAAAATCCCACAATACTGGATTGCCCTCTGCATCTAGCTCCCTAGTCATCCATAGAAGCCTGCCCTGCTCTAACATTTCTTCTTTAGCTTTTATACCGAATTTATCCTTGTATAAATTAAATACAATCTTCAGCCCTTCTTCATACGTTTTGCACGTGCTAAGTGCTTCATATGCCTTAATCGGGCCACACCTTGGTAAACCTGGTATTGAATCAGTTGGGTCACCAGTAAGTAATTGGCTGAGGAAGAACAATACACCTTCACCTTTGAGTTTTTTGTTACTACCGTGAAGCCAAATTTTTCCAAACGGCTCGATATAGTGTAAATTGTCGGCAGGTCTAGCTCCCACTTCCCATTTATAATTCCATCCTGGTACAGCTCCAAGGTCTTTGTCAATAGAGCAGATACAGGCGGCTCCCCCTCTTTTAGTTTGCTCGATTGCGAGTAAGTCATCTGCCTCTAATCCGTCTTGTAATTGATAGTCATATTTACCTTTTATGTAGGCTCTTAAATTGTAATAATGGAAGGGCTTAACCCCGTTACGCTCTTTGTAGGGCGTTCGTTTGGCAATATCATTTCTGAAATTACCCTTGCCCGTTAGGAATAGCGTTGGTGGTTCTGTAGCTTCTATTTGATTACAAATATACTGAATTTGCCAATCAAGCATTGCTGCTGCTTCATCGAAAGAAAGAATGAGAAAGGGGGCACCCTCCTCAGTCTTTCCCTCTGCCGCAAAGCCTATTTGATATATAAGGCAGTCTGCGTCAATAAGTGGCTTTATAAATTACCCCTGACCTTCATCTTCGTAATATGGGCGAGTAATGGCACCAAGAATTAACCCGCCTAAAATAAAAACAAACATTGTTGACAAGATATTTAAAATAAAAGTTTCCATTATTGATTTTCTTCCTTGTTTAAATAATATTCAATAACATATGTTACAAACAAAGATGCTAAAAGACCTATTAAAGCTCCTACAATAAATCCAATAAATTCAAACATTAGTATGGGTTGTCCTCTTAATCGTCTACTGGGGCAATTTGAGGTGCGGTGGAGACGTTTTCTTGTTTAGCTGCTGGCTTTACATTACCGCCTTTTAAAAGCTTATCTAACGGGCTTCCTGCAAAGTTTAAATTAGATTTAATTTTAGTTTTAACCCATTCTGGCAATGAATTAAAAATTTCTAAATCTGGTAAATCTAAATCAAAAACCTTTGTAGGGTTTTTAATCTCTGGCATGGCTGCTGCTTTACGTGCTGCGATTGGGGCCACATTCCCAATATTTGTGTAAATCTTATCACCTACTTTATTCAATACTACTGTCACGTTGCAAGGTAGGCCAACAAGTTTACTAAAATCACCCTCATGAATTTCATCTGGGTCTAGGGCTAAATAACGCTTTGTAGATTTGGCCTTATCTGCAAACAATCCGTAGAATGGCAATGTTTCTGATAACAAGCGTGGTTTGTCTTCTTGCTCTACTCCGTTTTCATCCACCATAAACACATCTGATAATTCATATGTGAGCATGATTTCTGGGCACGGGGCTTTTTCTTGCCCTTGAAATGCTCGCTGAGGCTGCAAACCTAAATCAATAATCTGCACTACATAAGAGGGATAAACATCGCTCTCAATTTGGGGTTGCTCTACACGGTTACTATTTTTATTATTCGATGATTTTAATGCCATATTATTTTTATGTCCTCTAGTGAATTGAATACCAATTTTTGCCTATTTTACCTGAGCCAATGTGAGGACATTTAATCTTATAAAAATTACCTGCCCACGCTATAGCTTCTTCAGATATACGTTTTACATCTTCTGCTATTTCTTCCTTACACTCAATGGTGAATTCATCATGGTAAAAACATACAACACCATAATCTATTCCCCAACGATATTTTTTCTCTAGGGTTTTATTAACTCGGATATACGCTGCTGTCATCATAACCGCTTCGTCTGATTGCAATAAATAAACTAGCAATTGATGCTCTGATGCTACTTGCACTGGTCGCCCATCAAGTCCTGTTATATATCCGTTGTAATATTCCATCTTATTGAATCTAGCGTTATATCTTCTCTTAGCTGTTTGCCTCCATTCCAATACTAGCTTCTCCATTAATCGACCAAGCCCATCAAATCCTTTGTACAGCTTTTCCCTAATTTGTGTGCCGTTTCCTAGTTGCTTAGCTGCCTTCCCTAACTTAGCATCACCACCCCCAAACAACATGCAGTACATTACTTTTTTAGCTGTATCTCTGCTATCTAAATCTGCAATTTTTTTAGTTAGTGAGTGTAAATCTGTGCCTTTAGATTTATCTCCATTAACTAATGCGTCTATATATTCTTGACTACCCATTCTGCCGCCTAGCATACGTAGCTGACAGCTATCAGAATCTGTACCAACTAATACAAATCCTTCTTTAGAAGTGAATACTTTCCTTAGTTGTTTTCCATAAAAACTACCTGCTCCTGGAATGTTGACAATGCCTCTGTGAGTAAGTCTTCCTGTAACTGCCATTGATGCGACATTTGCAGATATACGTCCGTCTGCTCTAGTAAGTTGTTGTAAGCCTTCCAAAATGCTTCGTCTTTGTCGACATTGCACTCGCTTTGCAACAAGCCTCCCGATTTTGCCGCTAATCCCATCGAACGGGTCATCTTTAGACATTTTAGGACTAGTTCGTTCCCCCTCATCGTTTATATTCCATTCTAACGGTTCCCACCCTTCAGATAATAAATAATCTTTAGTTTCCATGTTACTGTTTAAGTCAATTTTTCTAAAGCTAATACGTGTAAATTGACCGCCTACAATCTTACTGTCTTCTGGTAGCCCTTGTGCAGCTAGCCATTTAGCTAAGCTTTCTGAGGGCTTCCCACTTTTTAAATAGGGCTTTTTGACGTAGTTGTATTGTCCATCTTTTCTTGTTTCTTCAATTTCCAATTTACTTGGTAACTGCGGCACAAGCACTCTATCAATACGATTAATCCAATTTGAAAGCTGTCTAATGCAAAAGATAATATGAGGCATGTCCACAAGCCACCCATATTCAGACTGCTTGTGTAAATACTCAAAAAGTTTAAAAGAAAGCCTAAAAGCATTGTCCCAATTATCTCCAGCTTCATTTTTAAGCTCCTGATAAACTAAATGTAAAATTTCCACATCCTCTGTACATCTATGCAGCATATCTTCTGAAAAATTCTCCCAGTCGTTATGCTCTGGCTTGCCCCTGCCTACACGATAGCCCCAAGCTTCGATAGAATGTGGGCCAATGCCTTTATTAGGGCAGTTAGGGGGCAATATGCGCTTAGGGTTTAATAAGCGGCTCATTATGAGCGTGTCAGTTTTAATCCCTTTAAACGTATAGCCATACAGCTTTTCTAAAAGTGGTAAATCATAACCTAATTCATTGTGCATAATAAGCTCATCAACTGTATCTAGATATTCCAGCATCTCAGGAATTTGATGCGGTCTAAATTTTTTAATTTCGTTAGTGTTGATGTCTTTAAATACGCCACAATGGGCGTGTGTTGCTACGTCTAAAAATCCATTAGCTTCTAAATCCCCGCAGACGATTTTCAAAGTCTAACCTATGAACCCTTCTTCCTTTAAGAAATTAAAAGTGTTTGGCACTAAACAGTCTATGGCGTACATTAAATCATGTGCGAGCTGATGTTGCTCTTTTTCATTTAGCATTCCCATATCCCATCTTGTACCGTCATACGATACAACCACTTCTTTATAATCTTTACCTATAGGGCGAATAGCAAACATCATTTGTAAATCTCCTTGAGTTCATTCCTAAACCTATTAATAATCAC